GTTTTCATTTCTTTCTCTCCCCATTCGGTTATTTAATCACGTCACGTCACAATCTGGCGGTGATTAGATGGCTGATTTGCGTAAGCGGTGCGTTAATCAGGAATGCCGCCGCCAATTCCGTCCGCAGAAAGGCGCCACGCACCGGCGCTACTGCTACACGTGCCGGCCCGCTGCGCCCGCTGAGCAGGCCCCGGACGCCCCGGGTGCCGTCCTGCCGCTCGGGCGGCCTCCTGGCGACCTCCCGCCGCTCGTGGCGGCCGTCCTGCGCGAGCTGGAGGACGCCGAGCGGGCGGACTGCGCGGACGGCCTCCTGCTGCTGGACATCGCGGCTGCGATCGCCCGCGGCGGGCACTCAGCGACGGGCCTGCGGGCTCTGAGGGACGCCTACGCGGCGCAGCGGCTCCTGGCGTTCTCGGGGGTGGCTCCGCAGTCGGCCGGCGCCGCGGTGGTCGCCGAGCTGTTCGGTGGGTCGAGGGGCTGACGACGCCGGCCCGGTGACGGTGCCGGGTGCGGCGTTCTTCTACGTCCCGGAGCGGTCCCGCTCCCTGGTCGAGCAGGTTGACCGGCTGGCGACGCTGCTGGGCCGGCCCCTGGACCCTGAGCAGCGGGCGGCCGTCGAGGTTCTGACCGGCTCGCGTCCGGACGGACGGGCGTCGGCGCTCGTCAGTGTTCTGATCTGCCCCCGGCAGAACATGAAGACGTGGCTATTCATGCTGATCGTCCTGGCCCGGCTATTGGAGCCGGGCGGGGACCGATTCATCGTCTGGTCGGCGCACCTATTCGACACGGCGCAGGAGACATTCAAGGACTTCTGCGACCTGATCGAGTCGCATTCTTGGCTTGACGACCTGGTCACGAAGATTGACCGTGGTAACGGCGAAGAATGCATCACGTTCGCGGGCGGGCGGCGCCTGCGATTCCGGGCGCGCGCCAAGACCGGTGGCCGTGGGCTTTCCGGTGACTGTGTCGTCCTTGATGAGGGATTCGCGCTCCAGGCGTTGCACATGGGTGCGCTCATCCCGATTCTGTCGACGCGGCATCGGGCGCTCGTGCTCATCGGGTCCTCGGCGGGCCTGTTCGACTCGGCGATCTTGCGTGGCTTCCGGGACCGCGGTCGGCGAGGCGGGCGGGGTGCGCCGGCCTACGTCGAGTTCTGCGCTCCGGGCTCGTTCGCCGACCCGGGGTGCACGGATCAGGAGTGCGGGCACGACCCGGGGACGCCCGGCTGCGTGCTGGACGACGAGGAGCTCTGGCTCCGCTCGAACCCTGCCGCCCGGGCGGGCCGGATCAGCCTGGAGTACCTGCGCGAGGAGCGTGGGGCGCTGCCGTGGCGCGAGTTCGCCCGGGAGCGCCTCGGATGGTGGGACGAGCCGTCCGGCGACTCCCCGATCACCGTGGCGTCATGGGAGGCCCGGACCGACCCGGGAAGCAAGCCCTTGCGGCGACCGGTGGCGCTGGCGCTGGACACGAGCAAGGGCCTGCGGGGCGCTGCGGTGGTCGCGGCCGGGCGCCGGGCGGACGGCCGGCTGCACGCCGAGGTGCTGCGCGCAGATCCGGGCACGGCGTGGCTGCCGGAGTTCCTGCGGACCAAGACGCGCGAGCTGGGCGGCTGCCCGGTGTTCGTCCTGGGCGGGTCGGCGACGGCTCAGGCCGTCGTGCCGGACCTGTCCGGCATCCGGATCGAGGACGTCTCGGCCGCGGACTACGCCGCCGCGTGCGTCGCCCTGGAGGGCGACGTCGAGGCGGACCGTGTGCGTCACCTCGGCGACCAGCTGCTCACCGACGCTCTCGCGGCGGCGGCCACGAAGAAGGTCGGCGACACCGGCGCGTGGATCTGGTCGCCTCGCCAGTCCTCGGACGACATCCATCCGCTCGTCGCGATGACGCTCGCGCTCTGGGCGATCCGTGAGGGCCGCGGTTACGACCCGCTCAAGTCGTTCGGGTGAGGGGAGCACATGGGACGTCTCTCGTCAGCCGCTGACGCGATCCGGTCGTACCTGTTCGGCGCGGGCGGCGGGAACGCCTGGCCGAGCGTCACGGCGACCGACTACATCCCGATCCGGCGGCAGGAGTCCTCGGGTGCGGGCGTGCGGGTCGATCCGGACTCGGCGCTGCGGCACTCCGCGGTGTTCGCGTGCCTGCGGCTGAGGGCGAACCTGGTCGCCTCGACGCCGCTGGACGTGTTCCGGCGCGTCGGCGGGGTGCAGGTGGAGGTCGAGAAGCCGCCGCTGCTGGTGAACCCTGGCGGGGCGGTCCCGGCGTACACGGCCGGCGCGGTGAACACGCTGATCGGTGAGTGGCTGTGGTCGTCGCAGTTCGACCTGGACCGGTACGGCAACGCGTTCGGCGTCATCACGGCCCGGGACGGCTACGGCTACCCCTCGGTGGTGGAGCTGGCGCCGACGGGCGACGTGCGGGTCGTGGGCCGTGGCCAGGCGGTCAGCGACGTGTTCATCGGCGGGACGAAGTACAAGCCGCGCGACATCTGGCACGAGCGGCAGTACACGGTGCCCGGCTCGCCGATGGGCCTGTCCCCGATCATGTACGCAGCCTGGTCGATCAGCGGCTACCTGTCGGCGCAGCGGTTCTCGCTGGACTACTTCGGGACCGGCGGGATTCCCTCGGGCGTCCTGCGGAACACCGTCATGGACGAGATGGACGCGAAGGTCATCAGCGAGGCGAAGTCACGGTTCAAGACGGCCGTCGAGGGCCGGGACGTGTTCGTGACCGGCCGCGACTGGGAGTGGACGGCCGTGCAGGCGACCGGCGCGGCGTCCGTCTTCCTCGACGAGATGAAGTACGGCGTCGGCGACGTGGCGCGGTTCCTCGACGTCCCGGGCGACATGATCGACGCGGAGTCCGCCAGCGGCTCGATCACCTACGCGAACATCTCGCAGCGGAACCTGCAGCTCCTGCTGACCAGCATGGGGCCGGCCTTCAAGCGCCGCGAGGACACCTTCTCCTCGGCGATCAAGTCCGACCGGTACGCGAAGTTCAACACGGACGCGCTGCTGCGGATGGACCCGGAGACGCGCAGCCGGGTCGTCAACGGCCAGGTGCTCGCCCGCGTGCTGGCGCCGTCCGAGGCGCGCGAGCTGGAGAACCGGCCGCCGTTCACGCCGGAGCAGATCGCTGAGTTCGACCTACTCGCCGTCCCTGTGGCGGCGGCCAAGAAGGGGGCCTGACGTGAACGTGCTTGAGGAGGCGGCGCAGCGGCGCGCGCAGAGCGCCCGGGCGCAGTCCGGGCCGTCCTACCGGGCCGCGGCCGACCGGCCGCAGCAGCGCCGCTCCGAGGGCGGGGGCGCCTGGTCGCCGGCCGCGCGCTCGCGAATCCAGCTGCGAGGCCTGGACGCCGGCACGGGCCCGCTGGTCTTCGACGGCTTCGCCAGCGTCACGGGCCAGTTCTACGAGATGTACGACTGGGCGGGCCCGTACAAGGAGCAGGTGCACGTCGGCTCCTTCGGCGAGACGCTCGCTCAGCCAGGCCTCGACGTGCCGCTCGTGCTCGATCACGAGTCGTCCCGGCGGATCGCCCGAACGGTGCTGGCGGACTCCACGCTGACCCTCTCGGAGGTCACCGAGGGGGACCGGACGGGCCTGTCGGTGCTGGCGCCGAACCTGGACCGCAACGACCCCGACGTCGCGTACATCGCCCCGAAGTTGCGCAGCGGCTTGATCGACGAGATGTCGTTCCGCTTCATGATCACGTCCGGCCGCTGGTCGGACGACTGGTCGGAGTACCACATCCACGCGGTGGACCTGAACCGCGGCGACGTCTCGATCGTCGGCTACGGCGCGAACCCGTTGACCGCGGGCGCCGGCCTGCGCTCGCAGAGCCGGGCCGCGGCCCGGGCGACCGTGCGCCGCGACCTGCGGCGCGTGGCGGGACGGCTGGCGAACCGCGCGCTGTCGACGTCGGACGCGGCCACCCTGACGGCGCTGCTCGTCCAGCTCGCCGCGGCCGACTCCGTGCTCGACCCGATCGTCGATGCCCTGTGCGAGACGGACTGCGCGCTCGACGCGGCGCAGATGACCCTGTCGTCGCTGCTGGGCCTGCCGGACCCCGACCCCGAGGACGCCGGGATGGTGGCCATGTCGGCGCCGTCGGCCGGCGCGTCCCGCGCCCGGGCCCTGCTCGACCTGGCCATCGCCGACCGCTGACCCACCCCCTCAACCACCCGCCGTGCATCCGCGCGGCGGGTTGATGTCGTGCCGCTTTCGCGCCTCGCGTCCTGCCTCTCGAGTTGGGACCTGTCGCCTGCCTGCCGTGCACGTCGCCCCCTCCCTACTCACAGAGAGGCGACGTCTCCATGACGCTCGCAGAGCTGATCGCCGCTCAGCGCGCCGCGCTGGCGACCCGGCTGCAGGCCAGGGCCGCCCTGACGGCCACGCTGCAGCAGATCCGCGACAACCTCACCGACCCGGTGCCGGCCGAGGTGGCGGCGCGGATCACGTCCACCATCGCCGAGCGGACCGCGCTCGACGCCGACATCGACCAGCAGCAGGCCCGGATCGCCGAGCTCGTCGCCGAGCAGGAGCGCGACGAGGCCGTCTCGCGGATGCAGCGCGAGGTCACCCCGGCCGCGCGCAAGCCCGCGTACGACGAGGTGGCCCGGGTGGGTGCCGAGGAGCGCACCTACCGGCCGGACACCGACCCGCGGGGGACGCAGTTCCTGCGCGACCTCGGGAAGTCGTTCTTCTACCCGAACAACTACGACGTGCGGGCCCGCCTGGAGCGGCACGACCGTGAGGGCCGGGTGGAGTACGCGGCCTACATGGACCGGGCCGCCGGTACGGGTGCGTTCGCCGGCCTCACGGTGCCGCAGTACCTGACGGAGCTGTACGCCCCGGCTGCGGCCAACGGGCGTGGCACTGCGGACGTGCTGACGAAGCTGGACCTGCCGCCGGACGGCATGACCGTGAACCTGTCGCGCATCACGACCGCGACGTCGGCCGCGATCCAGGCGTCGGAGAACACGGCCGTCTCGAACACCGACATCGACGACACCCTGCTCACGGTGCCGGTGCTGACCACGGCCGGGCAGCAGACCCTGTCGCGGCAGGCCATCGACCGTGGCACCGGCACCGAGGGCGTCGTGATGAACGACCTCTTCCGCCGGTACCACGCGAACCTCGACTCGACGCTCCTCAACCAGGCCAGCACCGGCCTGACCAACGTGGCGACCTCGGTCCCCTACGTGGACGCCACGCCGACCGTGGCCGAGCTGTACCCGAAGTTCCTCCAGGCGCTGGCGGCCGTCGAGGCGGCGCTCCTGGACCAGACCACGGGCAGCGACAACATCATCGCGGTCATGCACTCGCGCCGGTGGTACTGGCTGCAGAACGCCATCGCTGCCGTCTGGCCGACGATGCAGCAGCCGGGCATCGGCTTCAACTCGGCCATGGCGAACTTCGCCGAGACCTACGGCAAGGGCTGGCGGGGCGTCCTGCCCAACGGCACGAACGTCATCGTCGACAACAACGTCGGCACGCTGCTCGGCGCCGGCACCGAGGACGAGATCTACTTCTTCGACCGCGGTCAGGCGTTCCTGTGGGAGGACCCGGGTGCGCCGGTGTTCATCCGCGCGGAGCAGCCGGCGGCGGCGTCTCTCGGCGTGCTGTACGTGGTGTGGGGCTACTACGCCTACACCTGGCAGCGCTTCACGCAGGCCCAGAAGATCAACGGCACGGGCCTCATCGCCCCGTCGTTCACGGGCCTGTAAGCCGATGGCCTGCGCAATCGAGACGGTCGCCTACCCCGCGTGGTGGGAAGGCGCAAGCACCGTTCAGGTCACCTACGTCGTCGGTGGCAACAGCGGAACGGTGAACCGATCGGACGTCGAGTTCCTCCCGCAGGGCGTTTCGCTCGCG